GCTACCTATCTGTACCTTGTTCGTGTCCCAGCCTACAAGCCAATCTGGTACATTTGACATAACTTTGGAGATTGAACCCTCAGTGAGCAACACATAATCAGGAATTGATTTTTCATAAGTCCTCACCGCAATACTGTCATATGCCGATGATATGTCGAGGGATATATTTATAAAGTTAAGCGATTCTAAAGGTTGACTGGAAAGTACTTCAATACCTTCCTTTAAATAAGATACACGCCATCTGTCAGGAGTATAATCTTCCTTAGTATTTCCACTAATACGGTATAACTTAGCTATGACAGTATTTCCCGAAATTGGGACACCATGTATGTCGCACGGGATATCATTAATCCGAGTGCCGTTCATATAGAACTCTATCTGAAATAGAACGGCATCCTTTCCGTCTGCACCTTTCAGGTTTTCCTTAACTTCAGGGGAAAGATTATCCCAGCTAAGGATCACGTCTCCCATCGTGCACACATACTTTTTCTTGTCTGCGTCCCACTCCCAAGAAATCGCACCCCCTGCAAGATAACCCGACTTGTCACGGTTGAATTCAGCTGATCCGTCACCAAATTCAGCTGATCCGTCAGGATGAATACAATAAACCGTATGTCCGCTGGAATCCGTACCCTTAATCATGCCGTTTTCGCAGTAAAATCCACGAGCACCATCTCCACCGGGAATATCACCGCCAAGACGGGTTTTAACTTTACCAGTCCAGTCCTTACTATCAATGTCGAACATGATATCAATAGCAGGCTGGCCACTCTCATCAGCGTGGATATAGATAGCCGACTGTCGGTTTTTGTCTACCGAATTACCAAACTGTACGATATCGTTCCCAACCTCTGGAGGATTGTTCACATTGCCCTCTTCATCCTTATCGAATTCTGACACCAAAACATGAATTACATCATCCACAACGGACGCAATCTCAACATGGTAGAATGTTTGTTTAGTTCCGGAGTAAGTCTGACATCGCATGAAGTCATGAGCGACAAAGCTCATGGTCTCATCCTCCAAGGTGACGAGGTATTCAGTGCCGTCTTCGGAGAGAGTAACAGTAGCGATCTTACCACATGCCTGAGATATACCCAGAGAACCGATTATCGCCCGCATCTTGCTTACCAGCATCTCGAACACGATAAACTGTTCACGCACCCGGATGGAATCAATTTCAAGCATCCATTTGCCCTTTACATACTCCCAGATTTTCCACCCGTAACCTACAAACCCGGACATGAAGTCTTCTACCACTTCTGCCACCCATTCACCGGCCGCATTCATCACCTGCCTGCCCGTCTTCTTGGCGGAAGCAAGCATACCAACAACTTTCGCAGTGCTTAATATTGCCATTTTAATCTATTACGATAATTTTATTATTTCAATCAGATTTACTCCTGGCACATAATTCACGCCCAAGGTATTCCAGAGATATACATCCAATAGCCCATCGCTACCAACTGTTACATTGTCAATCTCGACAAATTGAGTCATGTTATTCAGTGGACTAAATGATATATTGGTCTCAACATTATTTGCAGAATAAAATATTGATGAGAACTGGTTATCTTGGATAGCCGTGCTACAAGAGGGCAATATTCTTACTTTATAAGTTCCCGCGGCAAATGTCTGGAATCTCAACATGACCTTAATGCCGGAAGCCACCCTGTCGCCACAATTATATCGACTGATATATTTTGCCGGATATGGCCCACTATCGTCTACTGTCGGCTGGCGAACACCGGTATTTAACGTAGATATATCCACACCGTATTCACCGGGATAATCATTCTTGGCCTTTAAATAATTTCCAACCTCATTTCCGGAAGTATCCTTCAACAGATTAGTCGTATAATTTGTTCCTTGCACAATCGACATATAATTTATGATCTCGCCATTGACCGTATCATAAGATATATTATTGCCAAGTTGAGCGAATGAAACGATAGTCTTTCCAGCAGTACCGCTGCCGCCTTCTTTCTGGAAGTTGCAAGTTATTGTTTTATTACTCTGCACATTATTAACGGTCGCTGTCCCGGTATTAGTCCCTACACCGGTACTCGTATCCGCGCCACTCCAACTACCGATAACATAGCCATCATTAGCCTGCGCGTTAACGCTTGCCTGTCCTCCCTCGGCAACATCTTGAACGGCAGGCGTCACAGTACCGTATGTAGTGTTATTCGCCTTTCCCGTTACTGTATAAGATACGACTGGACGTTCGGAATATAAGATAGATGAAGACTTGATTTCAGACTCGCCAAAACTGTTTTTAACCTGCACATATACAGTTTTAGATGCATAACCGGATGAGAGTTGATAAGAAAAAGTTTTCGATGTGCCGACAATCCAGCTTGCACCGGATAAGTCGGAAGTCTCACCAACCTTGTAATGGGTAAGTCCGCCAGTCATATTGAGAGTTATAGAAACCAACTGTTCGTAAGTAACCGTTACGCCATCATTGATTGATATCGAATTGAGTACTGGAGCGGTTTCATTCACAGATAACCTTGCAGCAAATGGAGCCTTCAAAGTATCCTTCAACTGATTCACGAAATAGTAGGCATCCGTTTTATCTTCCTCTGACAATGTACTTTCAAATTTAGCCGTATACTTCTCGGCACATTCCAGGAGCAACTCGTTGAAATTCACATTTACAAGCATTCCTGAACCATGAGCCGCATAGCTATATCCGAATATATTGTCGGAAACCGTGAACGCATCCACGGAGGTTATTCCGGATACCAGGAATGACAAGTCCTTAAAATAATAGTTCTTAGAAAATGGAACCAATATTTTCCATGTGACAGTATTGTCGCTTACTACCTTTTTAACGATTGAATTCAACCTCATCTGTATATATTCGTAGACCTCATCCCAGGAAGCAACCCAAAGGCTATCATCACCGCCTTTCCCGTATAAGTTATAGACAGTCTCTAATAATTCTATCCGAGTCAAATCAACCCGGTGGGAGGTTATACCCACCCAGTATGGATTATCGCTTGTGTGCTGTTCCGCTAATTCAGCCAACTTCACATCATTAGCTGAGGAGTTGGTTCCGCCATAAGTCCTTTTCTTATATAATGATCCTGTTGACTTCAGATATATCTTTTCCAGATGATGTAATGAGCTGCGGTAGAAATCAACGATAGGAGATTCATCAGCAGCAGTAACATAAGCACTATTACCATCAGGCAAACCCATGATCTTCATGCGACGATTGATTTTGCTCAAAGTTTTCTCATAATCTGCCACAAAGCCTTTCTTTATTTCATCCGGCTTCATTTTATCGTATATTCTTTCGTCAACATTGTGGTAAAGCATAGAAACACCCCAATCCTTTATCAAATCAAGCTCATCCCAGGTTATATATATGCTATTAGTGCTGGTATCCTTGATAAGCCCATCCGGATTATATTCGTTTCCCCAAGTTGGCCATAATGCAACGCTAAAACCGAAACGGCGATCATTGCCGCAGCCGTCAGTATACACCAGCGGATATTCTGGTGTATAACCGGTTGTCGGTGTGTTGCCTAGATGGAAAAACTCGCTGTCATCAATCCATTTTTGATTGATTCTTCGCCAGATACGTGCATAGGCCCCCTCCACAGAATCATCGGCCGTATAGGTAAATGCAAAATGCTTGTCATATTTAAGAGGTGTAAAACTCAAGTTCACAGAGTCAGCACTAACGCCGGAAGGAAGATCTACGCTAAATTCTATAATTTCCCCTGCAAGTTTAAGATATTCGAGGGTCAGCATCAAGGTTGAACCGGCCGGTATTGCAGACTTGCATATCACGGATAACTTTGTCTCAAAGTCTTCCGTTACATACATCTGTTTGACTTCAATCGATCCCGGATAGAACTTACCGGCAGAATCTTTCACGGTTATGTTTTTAGCCGCTAAATACATATTATTACCCAACGGAGAATCGCTTACGGTGTACTCTTTTTCAGCCCCTACAGAAGTAGGAGGTTCGGATAATGACACGGTACAAGAATAGATATCATGTTCCTCCCCATTGAGTGCATAAGAACCAATTACTTTTTCTTCATCAGATATCCAGATACCGCCGGAAGCGCCCGATATCCCTTCAAGATAATCAACCCTCGTAAGGAGCTGTGCCAGATTCTGTTTTTCCGAATTAGTATAGTCATTCGTTGAAAGCCCTTTACCGGCTATGCTATCCTGCTTGGAGTTCACTGCACTAACCACTTCGTTAAACTCGCTGGCAGAAAGCGTATCGCCTGTATTTTTGGTAGGAATATTTATATTTGCCATATTCTTTATTTTTACGTTATACCAATGCAAATGAGAAAGTATAAGGAAAGCCGGATAAAGGAGGTGTTACACCACCTTTAATAACAGATATAGGTACAAAGACCATTTTCTGTATCCTTTTGTCATAGACAGGAATAAGCATATTATCTTCATCTATACTGCCCGAAAACAAGGTTGGTGCGACATAGCTCCATTCGTTCTGTCCCATGACAGGAAGAGAACCAATCGGAGCAATATCGACTGCCGAATTCACATTATTAAGATCACCAAATGATAAATCAGAAGTTTCGGCTGAAAGCTCCACGATCGCGTCTTCATCCTCTTCGATAAGCGTGTCGATATCCTCTTCAAGCAAACAAGACATTAAAGCGGCCGGGCTGGTCTGTTTGGGGAGGCGCACTATCAAACCATTTTCCACTGTACTTCCATTGGACAGGGTGATGTGACCGGCAGCCTTGTCTTTTTCTATTTTTGAAAGAAATAATGTCTTTAATTCCTCATTATTCTCACTGATTTCCGCCAACACCCGAAGCGCAGACATTATATCAGTGTCAAGCAATTCATCAGCCACAGTATCTTTCAAAAGCAAACGAGATATATAATCGCCGTTAATCTTTAACCCCTTCAAATAATCGATAATCGCCGTTACTTCGCTGTCATCTTTCTTGCTGATAAACTCAGCCAACACCCGAAGCGAAGACATTACATTCTTATCCGTCAGCGATTTGATATCATCCTTTTTCACGATATCGACACCTTCACTGCCACCCTGAATAATAATGGAGCCGCCACCTGTGCGCGTCACGGAAGCTCCAACCGGATATTTCTCCGATCTGGGCTTTGCCGGTGCGGTGGATGATATTATAGCTACTTTCCTCATACTTCAATCATAATGCATTCAAACTTATTCATCTTATAGTCGATGGAACCACCGGCATTAATGAATTTCTTACCAACCAAAAAAGTGTCGGACAATCTTGTTATCGGAGATAAATCCGCACGCTCTTTTATTTCCTGGGTAAGCTTAATACGGGTGGCACTATAATGATTGATGCAACGGGTGATCATCATCTCCTCGGGGCGGATTGTATCGTCTAGGATACTGTTATATAGGTTGTCTTTCAGATAATCATTGCCTAACATGACCTTACTGTAACATGCCCCATCCTCATTATAGGAGGATATTTTAAACTCGATCTCGTCCAGCTCGTTGATATAATTTTCATTGAGGACGTTTTCGTATGTACGATCTGAACTATTATCCTCCTTTTCTATTTCTGGTGTCCCTTTATACAATTGAAGCTTTAAATTACGCATGAAAGTATAATAGGGATATCTCTTTATTTTCCCGCCTTCCCCGTAATTATTAGGCATCGGCCTTAATACGGTTAGTTCTATTTTTCCCAATAGATGATCCTCTTTCCTAATCGGTATGGCATATCCTTCGGAGTCTATATTCATGCTATACTTGACATTGTTTTCAAAGTTATTCCAGCTATACCATATTTTCGACTTGTTATATCCACCGCATCTTATAATGAATCTTGTCTCCTCTTTTACCCATTTACTGCCATTCCAGTATTTATCACCGATCTTCAACTTGAATTTGCAGCAATTATCACCGGCAACATTATTCCAGTTTCCGTCACCTTCCTTGCCCGGATCAGTATATAATGAATCAGACTGAAAATATTCTCCGCTCAGCAACAGATAACTGGTCGCGCCTTCATCCGGTGGAGATATGACGGTATCCACCAAGTAGTCAGGATTGATCTGTAATACAGGAATATCATTGTTTAGGAATATCGTTAAATCGTCCAGTAAACTATAATTCTTATTACTTAGTCCCATGCCGATAATCAGGATATCTTCAAAGCTTAACGTTGAAGGTTCGCCATCAGCCCATTTGTATTTTGACTGTTTGGCTATCAATGATCCGATATTGTTGATAACTGCATTATCCGCATTACTTCCCATTGGCTCCAGGTCTACGTTGATTTGCTGCAATGAATCCTTATCACTAAACAGGTTGTTAAATCTCTTATTCGTGTAGAACTTTACAAAATGAGAATACTTGTCTCCATCAATTTTTCGATAGTACGGGCTATCTTTAATCAAAGGATTTAATAAAGATGAGTCGAACAAATCCGGAATCAAGTCTTCCACAGCATAGTTACTGCATGTCACAGTCGCCTTGTTGTAACCCGGAAGAACATCCAGCGAATGGTTTGATCCGGCAAAGCCTATATCTTGAACCAACAGCTCGTTTATCCGGGCATCAACTTTATTTCCTAATCCGGAATCATATTTATGATATGTCCCGGTGTGGTCCACGTCAACAAAATAAATATCACCCTTCCAGTCCGTGCAGGTCCAGTTAAGGAACTTACAAACCTCCTCTAAAACTTCCTTTAACTTCATTGGCTTATCGTCTTCATCAAAGAAATCCTGTTCACTCAGTGTCATACCGGCAAGCACATTTTCTTCCGTAGAATATGCCGCCTTACTGGATGCATATACATGAGGAATAAGGACAGAATTATATTGTCCGGTAGATGAGGAGATGCAACGCTGTAGTAAATGCCATATAGAAACAAATTCCTTACTTTTCCCTTCAATCGTATAGTCTATAAATTCCAATACAGACATAGCGGATATACATTCTATTTCCAGGACGAATGTCTCTGATGCGTAATCTTGTGTATAGAGTTCTGGCTTGATGAAACCACACCAAGTAATAACACCGTCTTTCTTCATCGTCACTCGATATTCCCGGTAAGCTGTAGAAAACAGGGACTGCAAATAATCATTACCGACTATCTGCAACTTTGCCGTTGAGAATCGGGTGGGAGTATAAAGAAACTCTTCACTATCTATCTCAGCAGTGAACGGAGTGGCACCGGCGGTTAGCTCAGTCGATGCTCCTGTATAACCGTCCTTCTCAATCTCTACCACACAAGGCGTATTATCCAGCGTGGCAAATGGTATTGTATAAATAAGTCCGTAACTCATGATATCGGCTTTTTTCCTTGTGATTTCAATTCATTGTTAATCGTGAGAATGAGGTCTTTAGATCGTACCTTAGTAGTCACTGTTGAAGACAACGTCTTATTCCCGCCCAATTGGCCGGAATTAATAGCGTCAAACAAATTAGACTGTTGACTACCGTTCAATATCATTTCACCGGCATTAACCCGGGCCAGTACTTTATCTCCGGATGTTGGGCCACCCGAAACGATGCCACCACCTGCAAACTTGGGAATAACAGCAAAAGCGGCAATAGCAGCGGCAATGGCTCCACCAATGGCAACAATGTTCCAGGGAAATGGCAAACTCGCAGCACTCGCACCGGCAGCACTCGCACCTTTAGCGGTGTTGGCGGCTACCTCGGTAGTAGCCGCAGTTTTCTCTACCTGAGTTTCTGCAATGGTTGCAGCCGCACCTTTTGCAGCATTGACTACTTTTTCATCTGCGGTGGCTTTATCAATTACAGCCTCTGCCTCCTTTGCCCTGGCTAATTTATTGGTCAATTCCGTTAATGTCTCAATAGTCTTAATGATACTCATAATCCCGTCAATGGTATTTGTCATTGCGTTCCAGACAGCCATGATACGCTCCCATCCAGACGCATCGACATCATTCATGACATCACGGAGATTCTCGAACGCGCTGACCATTCGATCTGAACTACTGGCTATATTCTTCACACCGGAGTATAAACCTTCATTCAGTTCCTTTGAAAAATCTTCTACGTCCTGTTTTACTTGAGCTATCTTCAAAGCTGTCTCCAAATCATCGGTATTCCGGATGGCATTATTCAACTCTTCCTGGATTTCTTTTGCAAGATCACTTGTTTTATCTTTAACTCCGTTGAGCTTTTCCTTCAAGTTATCCCTATATTCAATCCATATATCAACTTTTTCGGAAAGCTTATCAGTGTCAGTTTTCTTGTAGTCAAAAGTAGTGTCACGCTGTCGGAGCTTGGGCATCTGAAAACTTTTCTCCATGTTTTCGCCAACTACTCCCTGCATTCTTTTTATAAGCTCATCGGCGGCATCCCCTACGCCTTCAATGGATATCGCTGAGTTGGCGGCTGCCATAGCCGCATCAATGAGCGCCTGTCGGTATTCTTCCTCTGAAATCAGTTTTTTATCTAATTTGGTTTTTGCAAGAGAAACGGAGGTCTGGTATTCCTTTTCTACTTTGGCCAACTCGATCTGAACCTTATCCTCTTTATACAAAGGGTTATCCACTTTGTCTTGAAGCAACTTTATATATTTACTGTTTAGTACAGCTTTGTCGTCGGAAGACTTGGCTTCAATTAGGGATTTTCGATTTAATTCGTCATAGGCTTTGTTATATTCATCTGTTGTCAATTTCTCAACTTCTTTACGGGCGTTCAACTCTCGTAGGGATTGAGCATAACGTTCTTGCTGCTTCTGGAGTTCGGTTTGATCTGGACCGTCAGGAGGTGGAGGAACTACTGTTGTTACCGTATTCGTTAAATGTTTGCCTGCTCTCTGTGTGGCATTATCAATAACTTCTAAGTTTGCGTAGACCTCCGGTAACTTATCTTCTATCTTATACCAGTTGAGATTCTTCCTATTCCCGGATTTCTCGGCTTCCTCACGTTGTGCTCTAAGATAGGCATGATAATTCTCTTTAGAAGTCGTTCTACCGGCATATAATTTAGCGAGCCGTTCCATCGCTTTTTCGGATAATCCAGCATCACTCGCTAACTTAGCATTTCGTTCAGTATACTCTCCAACTGTACCGAATGCGGCTTCTGCCATTGCGGCTTCCTTTAATAATGCAATCCTCTCTTTGACCTTTTTAATAAGCTCTTCCTGTGTTAATTTTTCCCCATCAACCATCTTCCCCAATTCGAGCTGTGCGGAATTGATCTCTTTCTGCTTACTCTTGCGATCATTCATTATGTTCAAAAGAGCCTGCATCCGGGTAACTTCTTGAGTATTACCGGACAGCTCAAGTCCTTTTTGATAATCGGCAAATATATTTTTGATACGCCTTGCTTCTTGCCGCATATTTACCAATTTTCCAATCACCGCTCCAAATGCAGTGAGTAATGCCATAGGCCACAATGTAGACCAAAGAGATTTTAAGGCAATCGCCAATTTCTTCCAGCCAGACAACAAGATGGCATTACTACGCTGCCATGCACTCATGGACTGTACGGCCGCTGCCTTTGTACTGGCTACACTTGCGGCATCAAAGGCTCTCTTTTCCGATAATTTAGCTGCCTCAAGTGCCGTTAGTGATTTTTTAAGTTGTGCTGCACTCGCAAGCCGTTTTCCATTCTGCCGTGTTTCATAAGCAAGATGAGTCTTTAGATAGGCCTGTTCTGCCTCTATTCGTTTTTGTGTAGCGGCCAGTTTTCGTTCTTCCGCCAACTTATAGTTGGTTACGGAGGCGTTAAGTACTGCATTTCCTTTTGCAAAGAAAGCCGCTATTGATTGCAACAACTTTCCACTTATCAATGTGATAACGAATGTTACGACTCCGGAAAAACCAGATTTCAAGTCACGCAACAAACCGGTGATCCAGTTTATCATATTCTTCAGTGGTCCACTGGTGTTTTCTGACATCTTGATCATGAGAGCTTCCCACGCAGACCCCAGACTTGCCATTGCACCTTTCACGTTGTCTCCCATCGTAGAAGCCATCTGGTCGAGATCACCTTCCACACCTGTAATGGCATCCCTGAGAGGCGTTATCTTGTCTGCCGATTGCAAGAAGGCATTGAAAGCCGCTACACTACGCTTGTCTGTCAACTGCAATGTGGTGTTCAAGTCCACACCCTTGTCTTTCAACTTTTGTAAGCCTGATACAAGCTCCGGCAATGTCTTGACGGGTCCGCCCAAAGCTGTAGCAAGTTTCCCGCCACCGTCGGCCAAGTTAAGCAATATGTTACGCGTAGCCGTGGCGGCTGATGATGCATCAAAGCCCGAATCTGCCAGTTTCCCGAGCAAAGCCAGCGTATCTTCTATCTCGAAATTGAAAGCCTTTGCTACCGGCCCCACCGTTGGCAGCGCATCACGGAGATAAGCAAAAGATAGCGCACTTTTCGTTGTGGCTATAGACATGGCTGATACATACCTCTTTGATTCGGAAGCCTCAGCCCCGAACATTCTTATAGCTGCCCCAGCAAGCGCGGCCGCTTCTGCCAGCCCTGCGTCAGTAGCTTGCGCAAACTTCAAAACGGATTCCGTAGCCGATAGAATCTCATTCTTAGTAAAGCCTAATTTAGCAAGTTCCGTTTGCAAGTTGGTGGCTTCCGCCGCTGTATACTTGGTAGTTTCGCCCAGTTTCTTTGCATTGTCGGTCAACGCTTTTATCTGATCCGGTGTCGTGCCAAGTATGGCAGACAACTTACTAACGGCCGCCTCAAAACCTGCGGTAGTCTCTATGAAACTGCGGAGACTTGCACCGCCTATTCCCAGAACAGCAGCAAAGCCAAGCACGCTACCTTTCATCTTGGCAAACATGGACTGAACCTTACTTGCCCCTTTCTTAAAATTTTCAGTAAGCAAATTGATTGCTATACTGAACGATAATTTACCCGCCATAATAATCTGTTTTTTTAGTTTTCATAAATTCTTCAAACCGGGCCGCGTCTTCCCTGATAGCCCGTTCAGCTTCTTTTCTCATCTCTTCTTCTTCCCAGGGAAATATTATCAAATCCCGGGCACCGTTTTTCATCTTCCTTGCATCAATATGAGGCAGCATAGCGAAGTACGTCCACATGCGGGAACTTTCCATTTCTTCCTTACGTTTTCTCTCATAAGCTTCCAGATAAAGAGGTAGATCGCACAACTCCATTTCATTCAAAGCGTACCCGGCATCCAACCCTGCCATTATCAAAGCAGATACAATATTACCTATGTATTCAGAGCTACCCTCGGTACTACCGAGGTCAGATACGGTTGTCTTCTTCTGAAATTGGGCCACGACTTCCATGATCTTTCCTAAATCGGAAGACATGGCATTCATAAACCTTTCGTCTGTCAACACTTGCCGGAATACTTCAAATGTATATCCAGGCTTGTCACTGGTGATGTACATGACATAAAGTAGGGATTCCATGTCTTCTTTATCTGTATAATCCATTTGAGAAAAAGATTTCTCCCGCATTTGCTCCCAGCGCATTATTGCCTTTATGGTGAGACAATGGAATTTTCCCCTTAGCATCGGCTTAGATTTGGGGGGTGCAGGTATACGGGACGGCTCCGGCTTACCACTGTGTCCCGTATTCCTATAAACAGCAATAAGATATATACCATAGACCAAAACGGCTATTGTTACAGACAAAATATATTCATTCATCTTGATTATGTATTAAAAAAGGCGGCCATCATTTGACCGCCCTTGCGCATTTGTTAAACAAAACATCACTTCCCCCACATCAACCTAAAAGTTTCTTTCCCTTTAGGAGTAACCAAAAGCTGTGTACCGGCATGCCCGTTTTTCTCGAAGTCTTTCATTTCGAAATATAGCGGTGTATGCTCTGCATAAGGCTTGAGTTTCTTTTTCAAGTCACGATAAACAAATTTGTTTTCAATAAGCAAATACACGAATGCTTTTTGAGAGAGTCCTATCTGTTTTGCTGTATCACGAATATTAGTCAGCAACTTCCTTTCCACAAGATGATCAAAGTATTCCGCTTTAGGTTTCAGCATACCGTTTTCCAGTGCAAGCTGTTGACGCTTCTTCTCTTCCTCAATCCATGCCTCAGCCCGTTTAATAGGGTCGGATATCTGATATGAAGGAACGGATAGAGAGTTTAATCTCTTTTCACAGGCGATGAAATATCGTCTCGCCTCTTTCCCTTTTTCGTTTCCTTCCACCATGGACAATTCTTTCGCCATATCAATAGATAGGGCATATTCGATAAGTGGACGCCCACCCTTAGAGTTTTCCATAAAATTATGGAAAACTTGATAGTCTTGGTTTTCAACGAAATCATATTTGTCAATACGTGCCTTTATCCAAGTTGAAAAGTCCTGTTTGCTTTCCAGAAATCCATGCAAATCACGTGCGTTAACCGCCCTTTTACCTGTGTTCTCAGCAATAGGTATAAGTGTACCGATGTTATTAAACAGACCTGATTCCATATGCGCTTCAATTTTAATTATTCCTGAGGTGAAGTAGTAGGTTTAACCGGTGTCAAAGCTCCCACACCTTTAAAAGACGCACTCACAGAAACGATCTGACCGTTATCCGACTTGATGGACAAGGAAGTGATAATCACTTTTCCGGTATAATTGACCTGCTTATCGTCTTTTTCAAAAGTGCCGCCGAAGTTATCCTGGTCAGTGGCTTTCGCACTACCAAAGAAGAAGTCAAGAGGATCACCCACAATCTGTTTCTCAAGCAAAGTGTCGAAACTTAGGGCACCTTCTTTGCGAGTTAAGAGCGATTCACTGGAAATGGTGAAACTCATCTTCCCCGCCAGGGAACCAGACCAGTTACCCATCATCTTGTTGGAGATATCCAACTCTTCAGTACTGATATCAAGCCCTGCACTTGACCCGAATGCTACCGGGTCCTCCCCGATAAAAAGCATAAGCTCACCTCTAAAGATGTCTTTGCTTGAATCTAATTTCTTGTCTGCCATAATTATTGCTGTTTAATTGAAAATTGTAATACTTGAATAAATTTGTTATCAATGAAGTCCTCTGTAGAGTCTTCAAGTTGTATATACATATCCGGATTAGAGAATTCACCGGATAAAGTGTCATAAATTAAAGAAGCAAGCTCTTGACTACGGTTATAATCACCTGATACCACAGCGACATTTACATAAGGAATTTGGTCGGCAACTCCCATTTTTGTATATATTTGTTTGTATCCATCGCGTTGATAAGTTATGAAATCTCCCTTTGTATTTTCCGGAGCAATAACAGGGAAAATTCTATCATCTACCAGTGATACAATCCCGGGTTCATCCAGTAAAATTGTTCTTACTTCCGTTGTTATCTTGAACATGTCCATTATCTACGAGAATTTATTCGTTGAACAGCCTTTTGTGTACCCTCATAAACAGCCTGCAAAGCTCTGGCTTCCTCCGTTTTCTCTGCATCTGCCCAAAAACGGTTACCGGGCATAATTCCACGATAAGCCCCAGACTTTGTATAACGCCTTTTAGTTCCTCTATCCACTAGATGGGAATGGTTACCTCCCGGACGGTCAAAGCCAGCCAAAGCACCGAGTTTGTTCCGTTTTACACGATTAGTGAAAGAGTTCATCAGGTGATTAGTCTGCTTGCCATGATGCAATAACCTTGCCCGAAGGTTACTTCTACCCTTTACGCGGAAAATATTAACAGCAGAACGAAGACCGCTCTTGATGGCCTTGTCCTTCTCGAAATTCTCAAGATTGCGAACAAGGTATAGGATACTATCTTTATCAACAATGGAAGCCTGAATCATGTATTCAACTTTTTAAGGGTTAAGGTAAGTTCGTTATCACGAGGTTCAATCATTTTAATTTCCCAGGTGCATTCAGCCCACTTTACGCGACAATTATAATTTATCTGAGGATATTTACGAACCAACATCACGGTCATCTGCCCGATAAACTGTTCCTTTGCATTCTCATCCCCGGTTATGATGGACTGTTTCTTTCGGTAAGCCCTGCACCGGAATACTTCTTTGTATTCCTTGCTAATGGCTCCTGAAGGCGTCTTCTCTTTTGTCAACGCCTCGAAAATTAAAGTCTCTTTCAGTGATCCGGCTCTTATCATAGACTGTAGTTTCGGTAAAGTTCTGTCAGATATTTAACTCCCCGAGGAAGCTCCTGAAGTCTGGCGTTGGTTACACTTTCCCGGTTGCTGTAAAAAGCCCCAATTGTAAGTAGAATAGCATGACGAAGAGGCGCAGGAATCCTGGAGCCACCACCTATAGTTTCAAGTTCTTTAACTGTTACACACAGGTCCTTCGCAACATTCTCTTCTCCTGCCTCTATTAAAGACTCAAGGTAAGAATCATCCTCTGTAAAGGATGATTCTAAATTCAAGTGCCTCTTTACCAACTCTAAGTCAACGTATGCCATATTACTTCATGGATGCAATACAGAATGATTCCTTGCGGATGAATCCCATATTCCAGTAAGAGTTGGTGATCAACCTTACCGTGCCCTTGAGAGCTTGGGTGTACGGGTCTACCAGCAATTCAATGCCACCCCATTGTCCCAAGAAGTAATTAGCCCAATTGCCGAATGCTATACCGAACTCGTCCGAACCTTCTCCCAGCTCTTTCGGCAGGTTATTGGTACGCAAGGCGCGGTATCCGTTCAGTTGACCATCCCCATTTCCGGTAAAGATGAAGCCACCTGCGCCGGATGCATCCTTTACCTTAGTCTTAGCCTTGCCAACAAGTGCCGGATGCAAGATATACGACAGATTGCCGAACAATGCATCCTGAGTATCTGCCTTTGTCTCCATAGCAACGATCTGTTCCCATGTCATTGCACCCTTTACGTTCGCATCAAGAGTATGAAACATACCGTCGGGAGTATTAGCTACGCCAGTCTTCGTGCTGAATGCCGTCTGCTCTATCTTCTGTGCGATGGCTACGGCAATGGCTTGGCGAATATAGGCTTCTACAGAGGTGTTTTCTTGCACAAGCAACTGTTTAGAGATATCCACATAGGCAGTCAAACGCAACGGTTTAAATACATCCCCCTTGGAGAATGCTCCAGCTCCATCCTTGGCTTCATCATTTTCACCCTCCCAGAACACATTGGCGCCTGAAAATTCCGGCCAATAGATATTGCCCTGTAATCCGGTCATAAATCGCGCTCCAGCTTGTGCCAGCACCAGCGAGGACTGCAAAGGCAACAACATTTCCTGCTGTTCCTCGTCAATAACTACACCAGTGACCGCTTCAGTAGCCGCTGTAAATGCCGCACGGCTCTCCATGTTCACCGGCACAACAATGCTGCGTTTGTCTGCCATCTGGGCACCCGACATATTGTGATGTGTAGTAGCTGCATCAATAACACTGGCATCTGCATCATTTTGCTGGTTTCCATCCACCATATTGGCGATGGCACGGCGCAGAGAGAACTTTCCCTGTCCGGGCGTGACATGTCGCTTGCCCTGTTGGCGGTTCTGGTCTTCGCGTTCCTCAATCTCAAGATTGATTTCCGCCATACGACACTGGTTTGCACCTAATTCTTCATTTTCCTCGGCATTTAACTGGCGCTTTTCGCCTTTTGCCGCCTCAATGATAGCTTTTGAACGAGCAGAAAGTTGCTTCTTCTCGTCCTTCAATTCTGTGATACTTTTTTCTTTTGCCATAACATTCAAATGTTTAATGATTTTTCAATATTAGAGTAATACTCGTTCAAATTCTCGCTGTTTTGGCGGGTCAATTCAGCCTCAGCCTGCTCTTTACCGCGCATATAAACCGAAGTCTTGCTGTATGCAGCATTGTACACCGGTGAAATGTCGTACAGGTTCCCGATTTTCGATACCGTCCGCTTCCATGTGCCGTCACTTTTCTTCCCCCAAGTGTCCTTTTCCACGTCAAAACAGAAAGAACTTTCGTTAATTTCACCGCGGCGAATGTTCTCCAGCAGTTCGTCGCCAAGTGCTGTTTTAGGCGCTTCAAAACGGTATTTCAATCCCTTACTGTCCACAGACAGCGATAAGGATCCATTACCCTGATTGCATCGGGCTAGTATTCCGCGGCTCTGACTATGGTTCATCAACGCAAACACATCGCTTTTCTCGATCACTCCATCCAAAGCCCCACGCTCGATAACCTCCTCAAAGGATAGACCGTCCGAAGACACACCGAAGAGTAAAGCATATCCCTCAACGGTACGTTTTTCTTCATCAGCTATCACTTGGGAAGCTATGTTTCTGATTTCTCTTTTTTCGTCCATAATCTTAGCTTTTACACACTAACCACAGAAGTGTCGGACACTTTTGGATTATTTTCATTTTTTGCGGGATTTTCTTTCACGGCATTGTCCAAAGTCTGCACGTTGACCTGAACAAAAGCCTTGTCCCCATTCTCAATCCTCGGAAGATTATTTTCCCGGCGCACCTCGTTCGGGGTAGCCGCACCGATGACAGATAAATCTTTCCAATAGGCAGCCTGTGCACCTTTATCCGTGCGGAGAATAGCGGACGTATCAAATTCGGCAAGTACACTCCCTCGTTCTGAAGGCAGAAATACCTTCCGGTTGATTTCCTGTTCAATCTTCGTAATTACCGCTAATGCGGTGTCTGTCAAATATTGAAGCTGTGTAGCCTCAACGGTAGAATAGCTGGACTTCGATAAATCGAACGCTTTAACTGGTGATACAGAAAAGAACCGGCAAAGGTCCACAACATTGAACTGCCTCGATTCGAGCAACTGCGCATCCTTGGGATTGATAGTGATAGGCTGATACTTCATATTCGCCTCCAATACCGCAATACCGTTCGGGTGGTTTATGATTCGCTCTTCCCAAGTCGCGTATATCTGATCTTTTTGCGCTTTATCAAGCCGTGCCCCTTCAACCGTTAGTACCCCGGACATTCCTCCGCTCGTAAAGAATCCTGCGGCATGTTCTTCGCTACTTGTAGCAATGCCAAGCGTCTGCCGGGCATGAGTAAGAGTAGAAACGCCAATGATTCCATCGTAGGAAAAATTCAACACATGGAGCATGTCCCGCGGTTCGACAAGTTCTTTAAAACCCGTAATCTGGTAGCGTTTCCGCATGATACCGTTCCGATCCGTAATCCAAACTATAGATACATGGCTTGTTGGTATATAGAGAAGTTGGGACACATTCAACTTGTTATCACGCTCAATGTATGCATACCCGTTTCCCGTCAACAGAACCGATGCCATGAGCGTCTTGAAGAATACAAAACGGGTCATATCCTCGTTAGGCTCCAGGTCCAGTAAAGAATAAGCCGGATGCTGCTTGAATTCAGCCTTAAACCCCTCCCTGTCCAACTTATATGTTTTTAATGGAAGTACCGCCACACTGTCTGATATCAGGTCTACGCAGCGATAGACAGTAGACAGCAGCATTGGTTTGCTTCTGCTCAATAGTGGGGCGTGCCCACCGGAGTAGCTCCACGCCGGAATACGGGATGTCTCCTGCTTGGTTGCTTTCCTCAGTTCTAAATTATATCCGAATAATTTCATTTCAAGTGCACTTTTACACACTAACCAAAAAAGTGTCGGACACTTTAGTAGAATTCTCCATAACGAGGTGATGACAAGTACCCGCCAAGTGCCTCAAGCATAGCGATGACCCCATCTATTTTCTTTTCCTCAAATTGTTTGGACGGCTTGGTATTTCCATTCCGATCCCGGGCCATGGCCACATTGCGGAAACAGTGCCGGTTAATCACGTTATTGTCAATCACGGCCTTCCCGGATAATAACAGGCGTTCCATTTCCTTCGTTGGACGGTTGAAGTTTCCAAGAGCTTGGCTGAAAGGTTCCATTGGCAGTCCCTTGTCTTCGGCATTGATCGTAAATTGGGTAGCGTTCCAGCTATCATAGGATATCTTCTGGATGTAAACCTTATCACGAATATCCAGAATATCATTCAGGATGTAATCGTAATCCGTCACATTACCCGGAGTGATGGTAATCAACCCCTGCCTGCGCCATTCGCCATAAAGTTCCTTGAAGCGCTTCTCCTGTAAAGCCATTTCCGGCAGGTAGTATTTAACCTTGAAATATGTTTTTTCGGAAGTGGGGAACATAAATGCGGCACAAGTCAAGTCACTTGTGCTCGATAAGTCGATACCCATATAGCAATCCATGTCGCGGAACCGTTCAAATTCCACATTATCCGATGAGTTAAGTATATAGTGATCCGGAATCCAAACTGTTTCCGCGTCACACCACATATTAATGTTCTTCGTCTTAATACCTACTTCCTCCGATGGTGAGTTGATAGCCTTCTGTACCTGTTCCCGTAGGTACTTCGATTTAACTGTAATTCCCAAATTAGGGTTGCTTTTAGCCCACATTTTTTCATCCTTCCAGTCATCCCCTTCATCCAATGCGTAAATCAGGGCGAAAAGAGTGTCATCCTCCTTTAGCCCCTTCAGAACTTCCGTACACATTTCCCGAAATTGATAGCACGGTCCTAATTTGTCAAAGCCGGCAGTCGTAATAATAACCGACATCGGATCATCACGCATACCCTGTCCGGATTGAAGTACATCTTTTAGTCCGGAATTCTTTGCAGCGTGATACTCGTCAAGCAGGAACATCGACGGGTTAGGCCCATCCAACTTACTGGAATCGGCGGCCAACACCTTCAGGAAAGACAGGGTCTTATCGAAGTTTATCTGGTCGCGGAAAGATTCGAGATAGCGGTGTCTCGGATCGAGACCGGAGACAAAGTTGCGACACATCTTGAAACTGACCTTAGCCTGGTCTTTGGAGTTGGCGGCCAAATATACTTCGGCCGCGGATTCACCGTCAGCAATAAGATGATAAAGGCAAAGAGCAGCAGCAAAAGCGGACTTCCCGTTTTTGCGGGCCATCTCGATATATACCGATGAAACCAGCCGGCACCATGTGCCGTCATCGTCCTTCTTATAGAAACCATATATACTTGCTACAGCAAATTCCTGCCAAGGCAATAGCGTAAACGGTTTCCCGGCATGACGGCCGGTGTAGTGACGCAGCAAGGCTATGAATTCAATGGCATAATCGGCGCGTTCCTCGCGAAACTCGATATCGTCCCGTTCGAACAGAGTATAAAACCGCTCGACAGCCTGTTTTATAAATTCCCCTACCAGAGCCCTGCCATCCCTAACATCGGCGGCATACTGATAGTATCCCTTCATCGCTTCTCACGAGCTCCTTTCTTAAGAAACTGATCCAAAGGAGAGTCTTCCTCCTTATCCGACTTCAAAGACTTGATGCTTCCGCGGCTCTTAATGGTCAGGCCATATTCAGTCATGATCTTCATCACCTGGGCATAGTTTTTCGTAGCAATGTTTTGCGCGGGATTAGCAGCCCTTTCATACTTGATCATTATTACCGGTCCTTCCTGAAGCATTATCTCCGTTGCCTGCAAATACATTTCATAGCTCGTGGCGAGCATCCGGAGAGCACCGAGGTCTATATTCTGAATTGCCTTGCGGGCATTCAGTTCCTTCACAACATCACGCATAAATTTCTGCGTCTCCACCGAACAGCCTTTTGGCATTACAAATTTTACCATAATCCATTTTTTATATCAACCACACAAGTGTCCGACAAATGGAATGTTAATAAATTAACAAATTCAAAATTTGAAAAAGTGCCGTGCGTGTGAAGAAGGGTGGGGCGAGGTTTCGGAGGTCAAAAAACTTAAAAAAAAAGCCCCCTCCCCCTCCCGATGTTCCACGATTTTTTAACACTTTGTTCCACGGAAAGATAAAATAGGGAAATCCCTATTTATTTGCGTAAAGCAAATATTTTATATTAAAAGTTTGCGTAAAGCAAATAACTTCATTATCTTTGTAACAGTTAAAGCAAGGGGCTTTAAATCATTTGACATTATGAAACAATTAATCGATGGAGTTTGGGAATACTCACTAATCAATCCTGATGGTTTTACTCTTAACATTGAGACAATGAAACCTGTTAAGTACGGAATTTCAGTAGCGTATCAAGAAACGCAAAACAGTTTCGGAAAAGAGAGTTTGAACGGGGTTATTAATCATGCTTTAGAACATAGTAAAACGGTTGGCGGATGGTTCGAGACCGAAAGCGAATGTTACTACTTCGACAGCGTAAAGGTGTTTAAAAACTCGGAGATTGACAAGGCGATAGAGTTCGCAAAGGAAAACAATCAGCTTGCAATCTACGATATGACAAACGTAAAAGAGATTAGAATTAAGTAAGGGGTTCGCCCCTTGCTTTTTCTTTCTTTTCTAAAATAGAAAAAGTATGGAAAAAGAATTTATTAATGGTTACAGAAGAATGGGGATAGATATTGAACCATTGGAAGACGGTACGGTAAAGGTCACTCAGTCGAGATTGATAAACGGATATATACTGAACCAAAAGCAACTCATTGAGCGAGGAAAAGAACTGTATCCGGATTCAAAGATTATCCCGGTGGCATATTCTTTGAATGTAGATGATATTACGGTTGAATGGATAGAAAGTAAGATGCAGGAGTTTGGTATAAAGAGGAATGACCTAATAAAACAATTAGCTATTGATCGTTCTTCTTTGAGTCTTATCATGTCCGGTAAACGTGAATTGTCCAAACCTATGCGGGCAACGTTCTTTTATTATTTCCTGACGTATGAATTGAACCGGGATTTCAGGGAGCATCTGGATAGCTTATAATTTATTGTGAATCTTTTGATGGCATTGCTTACAAAGGCTCATCAGATTATCATAATCATAAGCAAGGAATAATCGTTGTTGTGGATCATCCGTACTCATAAATGAAATAATATGATGGATGTCCTCGGCCGGTACTGTTTTATTTTCTTGCAAGCATAGTTCACACAACGGATTACATGCAAATTTCCATGCACGCAGCCGCCGCCAGTGTTCAGAGTTGTATATCTTCCGCCGCTCGGCATTGTATTGGTTATTGTCTTTCGGTTGTTTCCTCTTTGGCTTGTATATAGTCGGCATAGGGTATTTTCTTTAGTTGTTGGGCATCTCGTATTGTCTGAAACTCTATCATCCGGTAGCGATGAAGGAAATGTCTTATCAGGTCTTCATCAGTAGTACACTTCAATGATTCTTCATCTTGAATAACGTATAGGACTGTATCTTGAAAGATGTCTTCGTCACTGCGAGAATCAAAGTATCCAATTACTTGCCGGAAGCATAAGGCTCGCAGTTTATTATAATTGCGGGCTATACTTCCGGCAATAACCGGATAAAATTTACTCTTCTTGTATCTGTTTCTCATTAATTTTAAAATTACCTGTATCGTCCATTATGTCGTTAATGCCCTTCATGATCAAAGAGCGGATAACTACAGAAGTTTTAGCACCTGTTTTACTGGATAATTCTTCCAGTAGCATTAGGGTACGATCATCAAATCGTATAGATATTCTTTTCTTCTTCATCGTTATAGCCTCATCAATTTATCACGTTTATATTTTTCTGCATACTGTGAGTTAGCCTTATTCCTGGTAACATAGATCACCGTTGTACCAGATACCCGGATGGGGTAGAGTTTCTTTTCTCTTTCCCGCTGCCGAGCAATGATTTCATCAAGGTTACTCACGTTGGTTGTAGTATCCGGCTTACGTTCTTCTGCCGGGCCCTTGCGCTTCTTTTCTCTATTGTTCTGCATTTTAATCTTTTTAATATGGTTATCTCATTTGACTTAATGTTGTATCATCGAAATATTGACATGCTGCATCATCAGCCATTGCCGCACTTGACCCGCCTAAACTACACTCACAAAAAGCGTCACATTCTCCACATACACGTGAGGAAAAATCACGGCCTTTTATCTCGCCATCCTGGCAGGCCATATTTTCACAAAACACCTTCTTTTGGTGATATTCACACCATCCGTTACCGAATGAATCTTCATTGGCGAATAGTTTGCATTCGCCACATACTTGTTTCTCATTCATATAAATGTTCCTTTCTATCTTGTTTTACTCTAATTGATTTTTTCTTTTAGCTCTCATTTCTCCGATGTCGTAATTATGCCGCCACCATTTGCGTTTAATCCGATATAATAGTTTTCGGGGAATATTCCGACCTGTGTCATGTATCCATGTATAGGCGGCACGTTCTTTATAATTTTTGCTCATGTATTTCTTATTATTAGTCAAACAGTTTAAATTCATAAACCCAAACAAAAGGATTACTATCCCACGTACCTTTGCCCGATACTTTGTCTATCAATTCTTCAAATGCATCACGAGGATTACTGTAGTCGGGTATATCTGCACCCGTAAATGAGTAAAAAGGAACATCCTTTTGTCCAGCATCCCATTCGAAAACTCCCTCTTGCAAGCAATCTTCATCGGATATATCTTGCAAACGCTCTACTCTTACATTGGTTATCTTGACGTGATGTTTGCAAGCATACGATTTAACGAACATCTTGTTATTCCAGCCTGCGGAATCTTTCATGAGACCTCGAATACTCAAATCTTTCGGATGTCTATCTAATGAGTCTGGGGCATAGCCTGAATCCCTGTAGTTCTGTGCTATAGCGACCACTTCTCCGACTTGAAATTTAGGAAATATTTGACCGCCATCAATCATGCGTTCATCTTCATCATGCAGACACACTTCGACAAGCTCCCCAGAAGGTCTTCTGCAAACAAAATATCCAGCTACATTTTGACCTCTTAATTTTGAAGGATATGTAATAATACGCCTTGTCATAGTCTTTCGACCATTTAGCACAGCCTGCATTAAGCCGTACTTATCATTGAACATTATTTTCTTCATTTCTTTATTAGTATTGAATTAAACTTCTATTCGCAAAGCCCATAGAATAGGCTCATACAAGCGTAACCGCCTTCCGGCTCGAACATGTCCAATGTCGCATTTTTATCGCTTACATATTTGAATACATCTTCTACCATTGGGTATTTCCCATTTGTACAAGCATATTTGGGGATGTAGTCAGGAGGAAAAAATGATCTTCCAATCTTGTGTTCAGCCTCTAACAACCGTTGCCTCATAGGTCCATCTTTCATTAACTCTCTGATTTCAGCCTGTCGGCACATGATACAAGGAAAGCAGCCAACACGTGAAAATCCACGGTAATACAAAGGGTTTGGCTTCTGCCCGGCATCAAGAATACAGTCGATTACATTCTGTGCAGTCCATCGAAAGATAGGACGACTGACGGAAGCATCATTTTTTGAACACCATTCCCGTACCTCTTTGCCCCGGTATGTTTCCTTTTTCCCGTTGCTATTTGGTTGAAAGTAAGATTGGAAGTACATACACTCCGGCTCCATAGAAGCACGTGCAGGACTTTCCCCAGCCCTAATACCTTGAATGATAATACAACTCTCTTCCAGCGTGAGTATATAATCAATCATAGGCTTCATTTTTAGTTCACTGGTACAAAATCGTGCTTTTGTCGATGGGAATCGCTTCTTGTATTCAACCAGAGAAACAAAATCATACTTTGATTTAAGAGTTGCCAATTTCACGCCCATCTGCTTACATACATCCGTTATGTGCTGGTATGTATCGGGATGTTCCCAGCCAGTGTCGCAAAATACGGCTTCTATTTTATCGGCTCCGTATTGCTTAGCAGCTTGGATTAAGCATGCTTGAGAATCCTTGCCTCCGGAGAAACTTACTATTATCTTCATTTGATTCCTTTCTGATTTATTTTGCCACGATTTATAAATATTCCACAGTCAAATGTCCCACTGCAAAATGCGTCTGATATATCATCATTATAGCATAACTCAGCTAACGAACAATCTTCGCATGAAGCATCAGAGTTATATGTAGCCTCATGCAACACTCCGTCAATGATTATTCCGTTCTTTACTTCCAATTCATTCATATCTAATCTGTTAAGAATTTATTGATTGGGTGGTTGGTTTGATTAAATCAGAAACATACGCCCATCTGATAGCATTATGATCTTCAAAAGCTTTTCTGATATTAGATGGAACATACCATGATGTTAAGTTCCCGCTACCAACTTGCACACATATATGCTCACCTTTCTTTGGCTCCTCACTGACTTCATGCCAAGGGGATTGCTTTGCCTTCCATTCGGCACCTAATTCAAAAGCTTGCTTAATAAGAAGCATGTGCAGTAAATTCTCATTGTAAGGCATCTCATAGCAATCCTCCGCAGCTTTTATAGCGGCTTCTTCTAAGGTCTGTTTCATATTATTTTGTATTGAATACATTAATAATCCTCTCCTTCATCCTCAAAATCAGCATCGAAGCAGAAGTCTTCATCAATGTCAACCTCAATCTCTTTTTGAGTAAACATGAGGTTAAACATTAATATCTCAAAGCTGCTGAGTCTACCTAAGTCCATGCAAGTTTTAAAATCTTTTCCATCAAATCTTATCCATGATATTACTGCCTTACCATCTCTTGATGATGGTTTATACAAATTGATATCAATACCTTTGTCGTATCTACCATAGTTTGATTTATTAGGATTTCCAGCCTTAATCCTAATGAAAGAATTGTATTCCGTTTCAAATGAGAAGCTTATTTGACCCCATTCTCTCATATCGTCCGCATCCAAATGGTCGCATAAATACTCCTTGTACTTATTAAGAATATCGGATAGCTTTATATCCTCTGGCATATTAAAGTACACTTTTTCAAAAGAATCACGCATGAGATTAATCATGTCGCTCTTTACATATTTTTCAATCTGCTCATTCATCCTATCTTTCAAGAAGTTGGCATAAGCAGATAGATTCACGCCGCAAGCGGCTTCACCTAATATTTTTTCTATCTTCTCGCTTATCTCACTTCTGAACTTATAGCTTTTACAGGCTGAATCAATAGCATCGTTGATGGTTTTTTCTATACCATCTTCGATACGTTTACGGATTTCTCCGCTTTCTTCCATCTCTTTGATTTTAACGGATGCGATTTCATTGATATTAATTTCCATAATGATTATTATTTAGTTCGTTATTTCGTTTTATTGAATTAATTGCTTTCTGTATTTTCGAACTCGTTTTACGAGAATATACCTACAAACCCATACAAACCTTTTGCAGTGTCTGATACGGCAATACCCATGTCTACTATTCTTCATCCACATAATATTAAGCTGTTCAATAGGCATTTTATACCATTTATAAGCAGTTAATAAATTCGATATACATTTTCCCATAGTCTCACTCCAACAATAGAGAAATACACAGTATATGATATAAATCAGATAAAATAATACACAACTCCATGCGACTATACCCGTCCACAACAGTATTAATTTTATTATATTCATGACTTTCTTGTTATACGCCAAATAGGCTTGTTTGTACTAAAGTTCCTTTCTTTGTTTTTATCTCCCCAAAACATTCACAGCGGAAACGTTCTTCCTGTGCTTCAAAATACTCCTTATCTATTTCGGTCGCATAAAAATCGAGTCCCAATTTATAAGCAGCTATTCTACTACTTCCACTACCCAAATGAGTATCTAGTATTTTATTCCCAGATTTCGCGTAATTCTTTAATATCCAGTGATACAATGAAATCGGTTTTTGGGTTGGATGAATCCTATTTTTGTCCATTCCTAAAAATCCTTTATATCTTATTTGGGCAACCCGCAAAACTTTATCGAAAGATGTCCAAGCAAGTTCACCATCAGCAAATGAACAATCACCATATATTCCTTTATCCCAAAATATCCAGCTTTTGGTATTGGGTAGATTGAAATAATTTCCACCCCATATAATTTGATTTTTGCTAACCCTAAAGAGATGCATAAAATAAGTGTCGCCAGGAGGCGCGAAGTCCCATCCCTTACCTTTCTTATATTTCTTATTTTTACCACTTCCCATTGTCATTTCAGAAGCACCAATTCCATAGGGGGGATCAACAATAGCCAAATCAAAAAATTATCTGGTATACCCTCCATGTAATCCACACAATCCATATTATAAACTTCACTTATCGGCATTATTTATTCTCCTTTCTGAATTAAAATAATGATTGCTGCACACGCGATAACACTAATCTATTGGCTTCACGGAAAAAATCTTTTTTGATTTCAAATCCGTATCCTTTACGTCCCAACTGAGCAGCAGCCAATAAAGTTGAGCCACTTCCGGCACATGGATCTATAACCACATCGCCTTTGTCGGTGAAAATCTCTATCAACCTGCGAAGCAAAGGAACCGGCTTCTGTGTATTATGAACTTTTGGCGTTTCATTATCCCGTACCCAATCAAAGCAATTGAATATCATCCTCCCATCGTTGTTAAACTTTGGAAGCTTATCACGGTAAAGCAATAATCCGTATTCGCAGTTGCCTACTATCTTCATATTGGCTTTCAAGACTTGTGCGGAAAAATCTTTTCTGAATACAAGGTTAATGTAGTTATTCAGCCCGTATCTTTTACCAAGTTCAATGTATCGGAACTGGTCCTCAAATTCACAAAAGATTATCATGCAAGGTGCTTTGCCTTTCTCCTTGGGTTCCTTTACAAGCATTTGTGAACAAAAGTGCATAAACTCAGCCGGGCGGAAATCCTTATCAGTGTCAAAGAACTGTTTGCCTGCCTTGTCGCTTTCTCCATTCTTGTTGTCTCCATCAACGTACCATGATGGATTAGAAGCATAAGCGTTATTGCCAAGATTATATGGAACGTCGGCAATGATTAGCTGGGCTTTGGGTAATCCATAGACCTTATAATTTTGAAAGTGGTCGTTAAATAATTCTATATTCTTCATTTTTTAGTCGTTTATTAAAGATCATCTAACTTAGGCATTATCAATCCTTTCGTGTCATCCAAATCACTGTGAGGAAAATCTAATATGACACATTGATAGTTCTTCCCAAAATTCATACGCACCTCTTTCGCATTCACAGAAGCACATACATCAGAAAGATAATATGGATTTAGTACAATTTTCCTTTGATCACCCGCGATCCATTGATCGGATATCTTTTGATAGTCCGGGTATTTCAGCGCGTCACCCGAGTAGAAGTTGATCTTTATACTATAACCGTCTCCCTGCACGAAAAAACCGTCTTCTTCAACAGACACAACATCATACTTCATCAATAGCTGAAATCCCCGGGCGTGGAGAAAATGACCGTTTAGCAGTTCTATTTCCGATTCATCAAAATTAGAAATCTCACTTACCTTAGCTTTAATAAGGATACGGCCATCACATGCAATTGCATAAGGACCATCAAAATAGATGTAATTCAATACCGGACGCAACTCATCAATCGCGCAAACCTTATGCAATTCAATGCCTTTTTTAAAATTATGTCTTACCTTTTTCATAATCACTCTACATCTTTACTTATTAAATTAATCTTTGATATACAGGCGACATCCCGTTTTGTCTTTAGCCCGCAACAGGAAGCTGGCCGCTTCATCACTATCCACGATCAGTTTAATTGCGGTCAGCCCTTCAGTTGTTGGCTTCTGGAAAAGCAAGGAACAAGGCTGATTGTAATATGTCCAGTAGAAGATAAAATCAGCTAAATAGAAGTTATCTATCTGGACGATATATTTAACGGGTGGACGCTGCATGATAATCTTTAGGCTAATTTCTCAATCTGGTACGCTTTTATGTCATTGTACCAATTGGCATTTACTTCCCTGGCTTCTACAGTGAAGCGAACTCTTACTTTTTCTCCAACTACAGGAGCATCTTCTATAGGACCGTCAAAGCTCATCATTGCGAAACGCATCTTGATGGGAAAGCGTTCCAATGTTTCCAAAACAAACTCCTTCTTTTCCCAGTCTTTTCCTTTTTTCGTTTGTCCATGAGTGGTTGGCAATTCCACCAATATTCTGCCTTCTATTACATGACTCATATACTAACTTATTTAATTATTATAATTATAAATTTTCAGCCCTCTAATGTCGGTACCCGACAACCCTGCGGGCTGTATAGGACAAGTTGCCGAAAATCGTTAAAAATGCTATTTTAAAAGCGTATATTGCTTATTATCAAACAGTTATACGCGCACCATAAGGTGCTTTTTATTATATGTGTAATTTATTGATTATCAAATGGTTACTATTTTCTTCGAATTGGCGTAAATATCCCAACCTGGTAACTTGCCAAAAGACGGTCTTTAAATTCACGTTCCAATTCGCCCACCTCTTCCACATACTTCACGCGCTCTGTCGGCCAGCTACGGGCAAAATTGCGGATCGTTTCCCACTGCTTTTTGGTGAGCGCACCATCCAGATACATCTTCTTGTACCGTTCCTTGTAGCGCGTCACGCCTATACGTTGTATCTCACGCGCTTTTTCAAGCTGGGACATCTTTACACCCTTTGTAGCGGACAACTCTCTTACAAAGTTTATCTCTGACCAGTCCTTGTAGAAGATGCGGCCAACTTTGGACAAGAAGGAATTATCGGTTAGTTCAGTCAAAGGGACGGATTGATGTTTGTATACCGTTTCGATGCGCAATATATTGGCACCAACCCGGCGCCCCTTTTCACCGGCTTCAAAGGTCTTATCATAAATCTTTAGCACCTTACGGAAATATTTGCTTTTCTCCGTTGTCTTCTGTTTGGCTTCGGGGTAGTTGGCATCATTCCATAATATCCGGCCGGATGCTTCCTGAACCTGCTTGATATACTCGTCCGCCGGTAGCTTCATCTTCATGGTGATACCGATTTCGTAGTAGGTAACTACAGCGTTTTCCGGCTTTACTGAAAGCCTTAACAGAAGCTCTCTGATTGTCCGGACTGCCATCGCAAAGGTCATCGGGCGACTGTTGTCCAGTTTTCCGGTACGGCCTTTACTCCATAACTTGCAAATTGAACATTTACACCGCAGTTGATTCCCGCGGACCTCAATGAAGCAACCGTCGAAGTTGGCGTACGCCGTTGACTTATAATAGACCTCGTCGCCTTCCGTACATTGCTCCAGATAGTTGCGCAGGACAATAGTGTCAATATCGGCAGTGTCAATTCTTGCCTTTATTACCATCTTGTCGAACATTGCCTTTTGCTTCATAGAACTGGCAGCGGCGGAGGGCTTCGCCAACCAATTTCCGATTTAAAACTAAGCAGGTGACTACGATAGGCATCCCGAATGGATCAGAAGACCGACAACAGTTAAGGCATTTAATTACCTCACACCTCTTTACTTCCTTCTTCTTTGCCATAAGGGTACACATCTATAATAGGGGTTTCAACGACTGATCCGATACGGTATTCGGCCATCGTGCCTTTCATCCCTTCATGTAACTTGGTAGTTGCATCCTCTGTTGAGGCGCCTTGTACAAGTACATAGGTTGATGTCTTCTTTTCGGCACCGCTTTTATCATCCAGGGTAATGAAAATCAGTTTGCACTTAAACCAGCGGTCGGCAGCTTCTTCTTCGCTGGGGAACAATTCACTGAAGTTGGCACGACTGATGTCGGATACTGTGAATTCACCCGAGATAAACGGTGTCATTTCCTCGATGATGCGGGCTTCCGCTTCCGTAAAGCTGAGAGCGTCCACCAGATAAGGTTCTGTCGCTTTCTTATTCATCCCGTTCTCCATTACTTTCTCGTAACGGATCTTACATATAAACCATGTGTGCATTGCCATGACTATTTCTTTTTATTGTTCAACTTCTTAATAAACTTCTTGCACCTGCGACATAAATCCTGATCGGGAGATGTTTTCGGTGCGTATTTCTCAATCTTATCAGAGCATTGCCAGAGAAGGCGCTCTAATGCTTGCATGTCTGTTTTGCATAATTCCATATCACCTAATTAGCTTTTCCTTCTTCAATCGCTTCACCTCTTTTCGGTAGTAGTCAATCATTGCGCGATATTCAAAGTCTGAGATTTTATTTGTTTGGTTCTTCATCGCCTCAAGCATCAATACGGTAGGCTCTCCGTACTTGGCAATCAAACCACGTCTGTATCCTTGTATATTCCCCTCGTCAAAGCGATTGCACTTCCGGCATTGAGCATTGCAGTTCTTTTCATTAAATCGCGTGGCCATGTGCTGACGGTTGATATAATGACCACAATCAGACTGATCAAAGGGGAGAAGCCTGCCGCATGAGATACATCTGAATACTCCGCCTGGAAGTGCATCCCGAAGCCGGACGAACATAGCGAACACCGTATCGAGGCGTGATTTCAACTTATTTGCGGACATAGGTAACACCCGTTATCTGCTGATACTGATCCTCACTGCGGAAGCGTATAGCATTCTGGAACCAAATATCGTTAGCCGCCTTATAAGGATGCTCGTCAGTTAGATCACTTGAATTATCATCCGACAAACGGGCGATAATAGCACGCGTACGGTCTTCGTCATTCCAGAATATGGCAGTGTCTCCAATGCGGGGAACTTCTTCCACATGATCCGTTAAGTCACAATGGAAATCACCGTAATGTTCAGGCTCAAATCCAATGATTAACTTGTTGTCAATAGCTTCGACGGAAATGATTCTACGCTCAGGAGGAATCTTGTAATCTTCAATCTTCATTTTCATGGTTAATATATTTTTGAATCGTAAAACTTCTTGTTCTTCATATACTCCTGAGCTACGTCGTACTGCGAAGCCGGAGCGATACGGTCATGGATGTACTGGTATTTTTCAAGACTCATGCCGGAAAGAACGTCATCGGTGTATTCCACTCTGCTTGAATAGATACATCCGGCAACTACAATAGCAATGAGGATTGCCTGAATTATATACTTACTGATTTTATTCATGCTTGATTCTCCTTATCCACAGTAAAGCGCAATACATCCGATCCTTTGCATTCCCAACGACCATTCTTCTTATCGGTTGTCTTGACATAAGCAATCTTCTTCTCAGCAGTCAAGCGTTCCAAGCGTCTACGACCGCCAACCAGGACAGAGGCTTGATTTTTACTGAATGTAACCTTCTCAGCAGCACGCATTATTTCTTGTAGTCTATCCATGATTATTCTCCTTTCCTATGAATTTATTTACGAAGTATATCTGTCCTTTACCGGTGACTTTGCTTGTGGTATTTACTATGACATCACCGTTGGGCTTAGTTATTGTTGTCTTTTTGATTTCAAACAACCCTAATTCCATAGCCTTCTGCGTAGGCTGGTTATAGTACTGGCCTTTATTGCAGAGATAACCGTTCTTGCGCATCCATGCAAATAACCGATTCTGCCCTATGGCTACCCCGTTTTGAGAGATGATTTTTGCAAGCTCTGATATCAAGCAGGAACGTTGGGAAGTCGATACAGCCTCAGCGAACAAAACTTTAGGCTTGTCGGCCTCCAGTTGTTTCTGCTGCTGTTCTATCTGTTCCATCTGGACAGCGGCAAGCCTCAACGCTTCTGCAAAGGATGAAGGAACTTTAAAACCACCATTACGTTTTTCTATCTCAAGTTCTTCCCACCTGCTAATTATCTTTTCACGGAGTTTCGCATCATAACCGGAAGCGAGGATAAGACAGCCTTTTTTGGTAAGTTTAAAACAAGGATCTTGCTTGCTACCTCCATTTGGTAAGTCCCTGATTATGAACGAAGGCTCAAAATTGAGCTCTTGTACTCCTTGCTCTAAAAGAGTGCGAATGTCTCTCATTACATTCTTGTGTTCTTTACCCGTGAGCTCAGCTATTTCAATTGAACTCATCGTTTCTTTAATCAATTCAAGGTTTCCCATACATCTTTCTTCCTCCTAAAGAAGAAAGCCCTATTCTTTCATATCCTTAAAGTGGCAGTTAGGATATTACCGGAATAGAGCTCTTTCAAATGTCTTTCATTCGCGGAAACTGCCACATAACCGCTTTTATTGCTGTAAAACATTACCTCATCTGTAGGATAAGTGAAAAGGACTGCCTATCTTTGTTGCGTTCAAACATACGACGATAGGATTAGGGACGCTTCTCTAACAGCCCTTTTTGTATCCGTCTATGAGCTTAGTGACGTTTTACGAATGCAAATATCAATGAATATTTTCAATAAACAAGCAATCTTATTGAAAATATTCATTGATTAAACTTTTATTAACCATTGAGGTATGGAACTTAAAGATTTTATTAAAGGGACAATATCTGATATAGCAATAGCTATCAAGGAATTAAATGATGAGAAATCAGATATGGGACTACTGGTTAATCCTAACAATTATGACCGTATAATAAAGGATGAATATTCGATTGGAGACGGTAGGGTTGTTAAAGACATAGAATTCAACCTGTCAATCAGCGCATCAGACACAACAGAAGCGGGTGGAGGTATAAAAATTAATGTTTTGAAAGCGGGTATTAACAATGAAACAAGTAATAGTACCGTAAGTATAATTAAGTTTTCCATACCCGTTGTCCTTCCAGGCATTGACTGTCCTATAAGAAATTATTCTAAATAATCAAAAAATGGGCCATACAGCTTTCTCAGCTTTAAAACAACCCGTTTTTATATACTTGAATATCAATTCCGAAAGTTCAAAATGTGTTATTTGGGGTGCAGGTTTGTTGTAGTAATAATTAAGAATTGATATTGCATACTCAAGGCATTTACAACGTAATTCGTCATCTGACATAACAGTAAGTTTTAGAGGTTAATAAATTAATTCGATACAAATATAATGAATATATTCAATGGAGAGAGTAATAGATAGATTAATTTCATTCCAGCAGTCTGTTAAAGATATCATAGGTGGGCAAAATAAGTTCGAGGCATATATTGGCTTATCTACGGGATATATCAGTAATATGAAGAAAAACAATGGAGGAATCTCTTCCGATGTTATACTCAAGCTAAAGAATAAATTTTCGGATCTAAATTTAGATTGGCTTATCACTGGCGAAGGGCCTATGCTCAAATCAGAAGCCTCAGCAAAGAAGACATCATATTCCATTAATAAGAATGTGATAAAATACTACCCAGCAGTTAGCGGCTCTATGGGCGGTGTTCAATTCTTGGATGATCCTGAAGAATCTTATGTTGATATCATATTACCCGGCTTCTCTGAATGTAAATACGCAATTAACGCCTATGGAGATTCTATGCATCCGGTCATTAAAAGTGGGCAGGTAGTCATCTTAATGGAATGGACGGAAAGGTTCATAGACTGGGGGCGAATATACTTAGTGGTAACTAAAAGTGGATATCGGACAATAAAGTACTTAAAACCGGCAGACAATTTGAATGCCATACGGTGCGAAAGTGAAAATAAAGAGCATGCTCCTTTTGACATAAGTAAGGAGGATATACATAAGATGTTCCTTGTTAAAGGATGGGTTTGCAGAGATACTATTTAA